ATACATTTCATTATCTGATGGATCAGTAGCGTGAGCATGAGCTTTCTTATCGTGGCCACCGGAACCATGAACTTTAACATAAGGTAATGCATGTTCTGCATTTCCTTTTATGTATGTGTGTAGGATATGATGCTTTAATTCTTCAGGATGACTCTTGGACATATGAGAATAACCTTTATGAAGTTTATCTCTCACCTCTTTATTAATTTGCCGAGCATGTTCACTTGCTTTATGATACAGTTCATTATTTCTATATTCTGGATTTTCAACTTTTTTTTCTGCATCCAAATGCTTTGGTCCATTAACAGCTCTCTGAGCTTTTGCTTTAACTGTACCAAGATTATGCTTTTTCATGAACTCTTGGTGACGTTTTTCTACATGACCGTGAATATCGTATTCGCTCATTTTAATGTCCTAAATGTTTCGTTAAGAAATGACCAAGTTCTTGTGTACCACCATTGTGGAAACCAATGGCTTTAGTTTTACTTGACTTGGCAGACAAACCGAGATAATGATGTTTGGCTGAAGCTGGCTTTTTATGGAATTTAACAGCAATATCAGATGGATTTTCTTGTTGTGAAGCTTTGATTCCTGTTTTCTTCTCGATATCACCTGGTTTAGGTGTTAGGTGAACTTCATGTACACCTTCATAACCTTTTTTCTTGGCGTGTTCATGAAAAACTCTAGATTGTTCTTTTGCTCTATCTTCCTGAGTTTTTACTTCATGTGTACCATATTTCTTATCGTGAGCAGCTAAATGAGATTTATGATACTTATCTTGTGTTTCATGTTCATGGTCAATATACTTACCACCATTCAGATGTTTTGCCAATTGAGTTTCATTGTAACCACCACGGTGTGGATTGATAGCATGAGATGCTTTCTTAGCACCTTCATGTTTGGCTTTTTCTTCATCAGACATTGCTGGTTTTTTGGCCAATTCTTCCAAATATTCCTCATGTAACTTATCCACTAGAATCATATCGTGATCCTTTTTTAGTTCTTGAGCAACTTCATGTGGTGTTAAATGACCAGAAATTGTATTGGTCAATTCACCAAATTTATTATGTAAATGATAAACATTCTTATCGGCATCATGCGTCAATTTATACATGCCTTTAGTAGGATGATAAAAAGAATGATGACCTTTTTTAATTTCTTCTTTTAAAAAACCTAAAAATGATTTCATTTCCTGACTTTCAATAAATTCTGTTTAGCAAATTCTGCACGATTAACCAATTTGGTTGGTTGATTATCGTGGTGAACAACAAAACCTTCTGGTTTAGATTTTTTACCACCAATGTGATGTTGATAATGTCCTTCGTGTGTTTCTAAAGACTTTACCAAAGTATTTTTGGCTTGGTGTAAATGATGGTGCATTGAGAATAGGTTACCATAATGTTCTTTATGTTTTTCAACATGAGAAATTTGGTGTTTACCTTCGTTACGTTTTTCTTCTTTACTTTTATCTGTTTTGACCTTGGCAGCCATCTTTTCGTGTTCACCATGTAAATGTTCTTTAAAACCTTTAACACTTGGAACTTCATCGTGTCTTACTGTCTTGTTTATGTATGTGGCAAGGTGTCCGTGTTCTCCGCTATGTTTTTGATGAACGGCATTGTACATTTTATGACCATGAGTATCATGAATATCTTTAGCGGCATTCATATGTTTGTGGAATTCTTTTTCACGTTCAGCAGTATGTTTTACTTTACTTGTATCATGTTCAGCACCATGGATATGTACATCTGGATGTTCTTTAAATTTACTTACATCAACATGGGGTGAAGCATGTTTCATTTCATGGTCATATTCGTGGTGTACTACCACACCAACTTTAGACTTTTTAATCTTTTCTGCTTCTTTACCTTTGGCGGTATATGTGATTGTATTTGGAGTAAAAGAAACATCACCTTTAGCCTCAACGATATAACTTTCGTGTAGGTGTTTGGTATCAGCATGGTGCATTAAGTCACCTTGAAATACGCCATGTTTAGGTGTAACTTTAGGTAGATGTTTCAGTGCGTGTTTGAGTGTGTGTGCTAGACCTGGAGCGTGGCCATGATTTCTATCAATGTCCGCTTCAGTATGATTGATTTTTGGATTCTTGTTGAAGGCAGATTTTGTGGCCACAAAGAATTTACCATTCTTAGGATGATGACCAAAAACAATCGATGGAGAACCATCATATTTCATGGTCAGATTGGTATTTTTATGACCACCAGTCATATGAGCATGAGCTTTCATCAAAGCTGCATGAGCATGTTCAAAACCTTCGTGGCCATGCATCAACGGTCTATCTTCAGCATGATGAATATGTTTCAACTCCGAACTCTGTTCGGCTTCTTCTTTTAAGAATGATTTAAATGATAGCATGAATTTCCTTCTAGACTTGCAACACACTTTGGTTGCCGGACACCTTATTTATACAACTTTTAAGTTAATATGGTGAAACTGTGGAAAGATTGGCTTAGATACATAGTGCCAAAATTGTTGGATTTAAAACTTGGTTCCTTCAAAGTCCATCCAATAAGTGGACATTTTACCTTTACCTTCAAGTAAGTAAAAAGGTAGAGTATGGATTAAACCTCGACTGGAATTATAGTATATCAGGTCTTTAGGTCCACGGTCAAGCGAAAATGCAAAATGTGTTGTTCCTGTATCACCACCAATGAAGATTTCGGCAGTCATAATGTGGTTGATATTTTCCATGAAACCAAAACTATATTCAAAATCAATTGGAATCAATTCTTCATGACCAAATGGATATTTACTAACACAAATAAGTTTTTTGTAATCTTTATATTCTGGAGTATTATATTTGTTACAAAGAGTTTCTAATAATTTTGGTGGCCAATTTCTGTAGGTATTATAAGGCGCATCAAACAATGGAAAAATAACAATCTTCTTTTCCATTTCTAATTTGTTTGGAACTGTTACTAAATCTCCAGAGATATCTCTAAAGTCCCAAACATTCACTCTACGCCATGGCAGAGTTTCTTGTCCTTCGAAATCGGAAAAGTAATTAGTTACCAATAAAAGAAATGTATAAAATTCCTGTACATATTTCTCAGAGCTTATTGCTGCTGGTTTTAAATGAAACCGAATCTGTGGATTATTATTGGTTTTTCTAATATGTTCCAATACATTACAGACACCAAGTAAATCACCATTGCGTAATGGTCCACCAAAAGTACCAGGTTCAATATTAATAATCAAAGTAGTGCCTCTAATTCTTTAGCATGAACTAGTTTTGCTTTACGGTTCAAATAGAAATGTTTTTCAAATACTTTATTGATATCCTTACCATCGTCCCAAGATACATTATCACCTACACGGAACTCAGGTTTCCAATCTTCTGCTTTCCATACACAATAAAGTGGAACATTACAGAGGTCTGCCAGCATACCAACACCAGTAAAATTGGTGATAAATGGTTTCTTTAGATTCTTAATGATGTAAGCATTGGTCAACATATCATTATCGAAATTAATAAACTCACAATCTTTTAGGTGTGATAATACATGAGTTTCTCTACGAGTATCAATTTCACCAACTGTCCATCTATCACCAACATAATAGGCATCTTTAATTTCAATATCCATTTCTGGTGTTAATACAACAAATTTATCATCGACTTCAAACATTAAATCGTATTTGTCCCTTAACCAATTTTCATAACGGCAAGTTTCAATTGGTCTATCAGGATCACCTTTAGTTTCACGACTTGGCCACGAACTCAATTGAATCATATCACCATAGGGAATAATATCATCATCAAATTCAACATCGGTAAATAAATCTTGAAACATTAAGAATTCTTTAATGCCTTTAAATTTCTTCATCGAACCTTTGATGATTAAAGAATATTTACCATATGACTTAGTAACACCTGATAGAACAGGCATGGCATTTAAAAAATCACCTAAGTTGGCAGTTCCACTTACATAAATTTTCATTCGCTAAATTCCTTAAAAGCAACAAACCAATCATTAGAAGAAACTGGATGTAATTCAAATAATTCCGGTTTCAACAAGTAAGACATCAATAATAAAGTCTGGTCATCATCAACCAAACCGTTTTTAATTAATTCATCCATACTATGAGCAACCAACTTTTGTAATGTTGGCCAATTTTCTTTGCTTGCAACAATCATTGGACCTGTAATATGTACATCGTTGTTGGCAATAACATCTTGAATGATAGTGCCTTCTTGCCAATCTTTAATATTGAATAAATGGATTTTATCTTTATTAAATGGATAACTCCAAGTCTGAACACCATTTAGAGTTACTTCATCACGACAATAACCAAAATCGAGCCACGCAATTAAATCATTATTAATTGTGTTTCGTCTAATAGCCTCAACAACAAAACTAGATTTTAGTGCGTTTACGATAACATAATCAGCATTCCAATATTCTGGATTGCGTACTTGCATGGGATTTATTTTTGCTTGATATTCTGGATTCTTTTGAACTTTAGAAACCATTTCACGAAAAACACCAAAAGACTCTTTAAAGTCCATCGTGATAATATCAGTTGGTCTATCTTCTCTTAATTCTTTAATTTTATCTACCATATCACTTGATGTGAATATGGTCATTTCATTTTCAAGTTTGGCCATATGACCAAATCGTTTTAAATATGTTTCAGTTGTTCGTTGTAGATAGTGTGGAAGATTTTTATCTGGTGTCCATTCACCACGACCAATATCAAAGAAGGCCGTTACGATGCTAATTTCACTCATACCCAATAATACCTTTTATAATTATTAACAATTTCAATGTGGATTGGCTGACTCATAACAAAATCATCATAATCATATCCATCATTCTTATGGTGGTGTGTATCCGTCAAATAAGGATTAACACTATAATCTTTTCCACACAACATATAATAAACTACCATATAACAATCCATGAATCCTAATGGCTGATAGTGAATCTGAAACCAATCATGATTCTTTTTAAACCATTCGGTTACTTTATCATAGTTCTCTAAGAATGTTGATACTTTAAATATTGAACCACCACCACAACCATATTGATTTGTGATTGGTTTCTTTCCAGAGAAATCTGTTATACTACCTATGATATCATCAGGAATTATATTACCAATTTTGATATCATGTCCTGCCATTTCCCAAGTAGAATCAACTGTGATTGGCTTTTTAATCCAAACATCATCTTCCATCATCATTATATGTGATGTTGGTGCTTGTTGGCAAGCAGCTCTAAATCTATCCAACCATTCTAATGTTTTGTCGGCATCATAACTTGGATAACCTAATTTAGAAACTGAACGAATGTAATCACAGTTATATTTTTCAGCAATATCAGATAAATCATCTGCTGCATCCGACAATAACATATAATAGGAATCAGGATGGTGTTTACGGACTTGTTCTACAACTTTTTCAGTAGAAACTTTTTTGCCTGCTGAGGCAAGATGGCAAAAAGAAATATCAGGCATATTTTACCCAAAAGATAATACTATCGGTCATATTTGAAGGTTCTCTGAGGTCAACAACACCACAAACCATATTAGGTGGAACTAAAGTTCTATAATCTTCTGTCCATTCCATTTGACCAATATCTTCAATAATAAACATACCACCTTGATTTAATTTTGCAAGATATAAAGTCAAAGATTGTAAGTGACTTTCTTTGGTGTGTGGACCATCATCAATGATAATATCAAAATTAGGTAAAGAATCAGCAAACTCTTTTCTGTATCCGTCAGCGTAAATTATCTTAACTCGTGGATAAGGCTCACAATTTGCTTTTGCACCAAAATCATATGGGTCTACACCGTAGAGGTCAGCATTAGGAAAGTAATGATGCCAAAGTGCCATACTTCCACCACGATGAATTCCTAATTCTAATAAACGAATATTTTTATCTTGATATGGTAAAAGAGCTTCATCATAGAAACCACTACAATACTTGTGGTTAAATTCTTTATCTGTACCAAATTCATAATGTGTATCATTACGAATATTATACTTAATCATAATATCAACTAAACTCATTACATTAACCTATCTTTCCATGTTTTAGGTGTTTTATCGGATACAATTTCCAATGGATATGTATAGTCGAAAGGTTTAGGTCCTTTCTTCTTAACATATGCAACAGTTTCTTGAATTGCTTTTCTTAAATCGGTTTTTGTTTCATAATTTAATAATTTACGAGCTTTATCTGCTGAACAAGAAGCATGTTTAACTTCTCTTGGCCGGTCAGGCATATGAATTGGTGGCCATGTGTTATCTTTTCTCATATCACACTCTTTATTCACCAAAGCAGCCAACTCAGCAACAGTAATTGTACCTTCGTCTGGTCCAATATTAATAACTTCACTCTTGATGTTTGGATCTAATGCCATTTTTTCTAAACAATTAATACAGTCACTAACATAAGAAAAACAACGAGTTTGTTTACCATCACCATAAATGATTGCAGGTTTACTTTGCAGATTACGATTAATCATAATACTCATAACATTACGGAACGGATCATCATAACGCTGACGAGGACCAACAATATTATGTGGCACAGCAATATTCCATTCCATACCATGAGTTTCACAAAGAGCTTTTAATACTTCTTCACCAGCAACTTTAGCGATGCCATACGGATCTACAGGTCTAGGAGTCATTTTTTCATGGAATGGTGCCTTTTGGTCGCCATATCGTGCCATGGATGTGCAATACACAAATCGTTTTACTTTATTTTGAATTGCGGCAGAAATGGTTGATACACTTGCTTCAAAAATATTTCGTGTAATGAAACTAGGAGAGAATACAGACAGTCCTTCATGTGCCGTTGCAGCAGTATGAATAACAATATCACAACCTTCCATGGCATAGGTCATCTTTTCATTATCACAACAATCAATGATAAAAAGTTTTGCTTTCTTTGGAACATTATCACGATAACCACCAATCAAGGTATCATTACCAATAACTTCATGTCCAAGTTCAATCATCCTATCAGCAAGATGGCTACCTAAAAATCCTGCTAGTCCAGTAATAAAAATTTTCATTATACTCTCTTAATCAAAGTCATTCCATTGCAATTTATTCTTCGTTCAACTAATTGCCATTGTGGATTAGTATCCAAGAATTCTTGAATCGCTTTCCATACACCTTCTTCGCCACCTTGGCCACGTGCACCAAATAATTCTGTATCATGGAATAGTATATATTTGCTCACCTTATCAGCATGTAAATCTAATTCACTTTTGACTTGTTCATATGAATGATAACTATCTACAAGCATAATATCTGTTGGTGCAATTTCAGTTTCTAATGTAGAACAAACATGAAGTGTAACATTTCTACCAGCGGATCTTGCTTCGGTAAAAAATTGAGTAGTAACCTCATAAGGAGAAATTTCGTAACTATGAAGTTCTACATTTTGCCTTAAAAATCCTCTAGTACTTTGTGCATATCCAACACCAAGTTCAGTTGCATGTTTACACTCAGAAGTTAGTTCTGAAATCCATGGTAAATGCTCATGCATATCGGTTGGTCTGGCACAAGCATCCAAGTATTCTTGTTCAAAGTTCATTTTATGTCCTGTAAATAAATAATTGTGATTCATCTTCTTGCCCATATTTCTCTTGGACAAACTTCTTTAAAACTGGTACTCGGTCATATTGATGAACGATTGGATAAGGCACATTTCCATATTTTACCA